CGCCCCGAACGGCCGGGGTCTGTTGAACCTCTACGGGATCAACTGGAGGCGGTGGACAGTGGAGCGTTAAATGGACCCCGCAGCGAGGACAATTCCGCATGGGATGATCGAACCACTTACCGCATGTCGAACAGAATTGGTCTGCCATCAGTAGTTCCCCTGAATGCCACGGAGGAAACTGGTGTTTGGCACCGGGCGGGGAGGAGCCGCCTGTTGGGACGCGGCGGGCTGAGTCGCGGGCTGAGACGCCGCCTGTTCCGCCGCTTGATGCATGGCCGCGGCTTGGTTCGCTTCCTGATTCAACTGCGCTGCGTATTGTGTCTGGAAGGCATGAAGCCGTTCCTTCAAGACACCCACGACCTGCATATACGTCTCGGCTGCTTTCGGGTTTGCTTTCCGGTTCTTCTTCGGATCAGATCCCGCGGCATCTTCCGCCAGTTTCGACAGTGTATCAATGCGTTTGGAAATGGCGTCTATATATCCGCGAGGGTCTTCCTGGGGGTTGATTCCCGTGTCTCTCAAATGGCTGTCGGCGACTGTCGCCGTGAGGGATTGTATCGGCCCCTGTCCCCCGCCAATGGAATTGTTGAGGTTCTGCTGGGTGTTGGACTGCATCGCCGGGCCTTGCGTAGCTTGCATTCGTTGTATCCGTGCTTCGGTTATTGGGTCCACAGTTAGTCTTCCTTACTCTTGGGGAATGCCGCGTCCAGGCCCTTCTTGACCTTAGCCTCCAGGTCCACCGCAGCCTGAATCGAACCCGCTTTCTTTTTCATGTGCTTGAGCGCGGCCTGATGCCGTTTCTCATCAAGACGGATGTTCTGTGCCTCGGTCAAATGCCGAGCATCGTCCTCCGCTTGGAAGTCATCCGGGGTGTTCGCCGTCGCGCCGCCTAGTGGTTGTTTCTTCGCCATGTTCTACTCCTGTCCCACAAAAGCCTGTTGAGGTTGCGCCCCTGATTGTACGTCTTGTGATGCTCCACCCATGCCCATACGCATATCGCTGGAGTTCATCGTCACGTTCCCCGCCTGGCCGTTCTGTTGGATCGCCGCCATGCCGCCACCCCCGTATGGCTTCTTGTTGTCAGGCTTCGGAGAACTATTCATCATGGCGAGCATCTGGGCCTGGAAGTTAGGATCGTAGAAGACTTCATCCAGCCACTCTAGGTCCAACTCCTTCGCCATGCGGATGACGAAGACCGGGAACGAGAAGGGCACCTGCATCTGCTGACACACCATCGCGGCCTGGGCCGCGGACGGCAGAACCTTGGCCGCGAACAACAGGGCCTTCTGGAGACGTACCGCGGGGTCCATGCGGGACATGGATTTCTGTTCGATCTCGAAATGGAAATCGAGGAAGTCACCCTGGCGGGTGTCTGGACTGAGAATGACCTGTTGTTCCATCATCTTCGGGGGCACGATAATCGGCCCCATCGGACTCATCACGGTCTGGGCCGGGATCGGCATCCGCTTGATGAGCGGCAGAGCGATCAACGGATCGGTGTGAAGATACCAGGCCAACTTCCGCTGAATCTGTTTGGTAGCCAGATACACAATATCCTTCATGTCCTCCACCCGAACGGATTGGTTGCTCTGGAGGATATTGGCCTGGGTCGCGGTATTGGCATTGCTATTGGTGCCGCCCAACTGATCGGTGTTCGCGGAGGCAAGGTTGAACCAGTACGAAAGTTGGGCCAGGTGGGATTCGTTCGACTGCTGTTGGCCACCGAAGGACATCACCTTCATGGCCTCCGGGTCCATGATCCCAATTGCCTCGCCGTCGCCCGCATCGATGATCTCCTGGGCGTCGTCTGCGGCCGAGGGCTTGTACCCCAGGATATCCTTCTGCCGCTCGGCCTGTTCCATGATCTTCTTCGCCATCTTGTTCGCGGCCACATGGAGATCATACCATACGCCGACCGGGGCGATGGGCATGGGATTATTGGGCAGAGGCGGCGTCAGAGCCAGGTAGGTGTACGGCCCCTCATCCGGCCCGTCGTAGTCCTCTACCCGGAGGTAGTCCTCATAGATCGACTGACCGGCCGGTAGCCACACGTTCGCCTGGGCACCTGGCACCCAGAGTTCCCGAATGTCCACGAGGTCTTGAAGTTCATTGACCTGGGCCGTGGTCGTCTCATGCTGGGAAATGTTCGAGACATCCCGCCGTTCGTAGGGGTCTTGACCCGCGGATTGCAACTTCTCGATCAGGTCGTTCTTGAACAGGCCCGAATCGAGGAGCATCTGCCGCGGCACCCGAACCCGATGCCCCACAAAACTAGCTTCCTCTATGCGTCTTGCGGACGGGTCTAGGATGTAATCATCAAAGTCGATCACGCGGGCATAGGGCTGGCCGGGGTCAATCCGAATATCGTCCGAGAAGGAGATCGTGTCCTTGCTTGTGCAGATACCCGTCTTCATAACCCCCAGGCAGAACAGGGAATCCACGATCATTCGGCGAAGTTCAGATCGCAGGTCCATCTCCTTCGCCAAGAAATCCAGGCCCAGGCCCAGGAGTTCGGCATATCCGCGATAAATCATAAACTTCGATGTCACAATTGTCTTGGGAAAATTTGTGACAAGATTGGGGACGAAGACCGAGATCGCGTTGAAGATCATGTTAATTGGTTCATTCCCGATTGTGGCGTGATCCCGGTCGTAGTACTGACCCGCGAATTCCCGAAGGAAAAGGAGGCGTGAACTTCTAAAGTTCCGCAGGCGTTCCTCACCCAACTGGACCGCCCGTGACATTCGCTTGACTGTTATCTCTTTAGGAGCGGCCATAAGAACCCTTCTTGTGGAACTCCGGCTTGCCGGAGGAGAAATCCACGACTGTCCCCCATCTTACCACAGAGGTCTTCCCCCTGGCAAGAGCCATTTTACGACGGGCACCGATTGACCGACCAGGAGGAGACGGTTCAGAGGACTTTCCTTGAGGGGCGTCCTCCACGCCGAGAAGCATCAAGGCATCGGCGATCACCCGGTCGCCGTGGGTCAATCGGGCCGATTCGGATTCCTTCACAAATTCAGCCGGGCCTAGTCCACCATCGTCGTAATAGACATATCCCAAAGCCTCATCAAGAGCCGGGCCGGAGTGGTTGACCACTCCACCATTGGCATAGGCCCGACGAAGGATGCCCATCAACTGTTCCTTCTTTTCCTTAGTCGAGTGCCAACCATACCGTTTGCCGACCCTCTCGGTCGCGGTGCCTGCCCGTTTGTCAACGTAGAAGTTCGGGTACTGGAGGGTCTTGACGAAGATTCGTCCGAAATCCCATCCAGGCCCGTTAGCTTCCCATATAACCAAGGGATGACCGCCAGAACGAGAACCTCCAAACCAAATAGCAGCAGCGGCAATGATACGAGCCAGATCATAGGGGGGAGTGTTGGCATCTGCAAACTCCGCAATCTTCTCACGGGTCTCGGCACAGAGGACCGAGACCACCGAGTTACTCGCCCCCTGGCCCTTGGAAATATCGACACCGAAGATGTAGTTCTTGGTCTGGTCTGGCCGTCCAGGGGTATTGGCCGTCCAAAACTTCCAGGCCCCGGCCTTGGCGACCTGGACTTGATTGATCTGGCGGCGGCAGATGATCCCCGGCATGGCGTCCTGGGCCACGCCTTTGAGAAAATCAAAACCGCGTGTAAACGTCGCGGGTTTGGCAAACAGGGCACGGTGCTGTTCGACCGGATGGACATCGAAGAACATAGACCCCGAATCGACCTCCTTCATTTTAATTTCCTGGTCAACTTCCTGCGGAGATCGCCGAATCTCCTCCATGCGAAGCCAGGGGGCCGTGATCTCCCACGCCTTCGTGATCGGGTCTTGAATGGCCTCTCGTCTACGACCCTTCTCCGGGTGTTCCCACCAGGGCATTACGAAGACCTTGATCTGGCCCGACTTTCGCCACTTGTTGTACTCGGTCCCCGGCCCGGCCTGGGTGGAGTTCACAAGACGGCAGGAGGTAACATCGGACGTAGCCCATCGCATCTTGGTGCCCGCCTCCACCTTGGCGAACTCATCCAGAAGGACAGCCCGGCGACGGTCGCCAGAGGCCGCATTGGAGTTGGCTGATTCCCCGTCAATCTTGCTACCGTTCGCCAAATTCGAGAAGTGCATCGTGATATCCGCAATCGGGGGAACCATCCATGATGGGAGCCATTTACGGATATACCTATGTTTCCAAAACAATGACTTTGGATTATCAGACCGGTCCACATACTCCTCTGTCCGCGAGATTTCCAGAAAAACAGAATCAGGTTTGTAGATGAATTGATGCTCAAACACGAGGATGTGATCCCATGAAGCTCCCATTTCTCGTGACTTGTCCGTAAGCAGGTCGTAACCTTCATTGATCGCCTTCTCGATCTCCGTCAGGTGACGGTCTTGAATTTCCCACGTCACATAGGGGGCGTTTACACCCTCGGCCTGCCGAGCATGACCCTCCTCGTCAACCTCGCGGAGTTTGAACGTGTAGGCAAAACCATTGACCCAGAACAGGAGGGACTCACGGCAGGCGGTAAAGAGGTCATCCTGGAACTTCGGGTCATTCTCAGCATCCCGGAGAATCCTCGCCCGCCATTCCAGATTCTCCCTGATCCCTTTGGGCACCTTTAACCCCGTTACCGGACACGTCCAGATCGGGGGGATGTCTGGGAAGGGTACGGAAAGTTCGGGTTTGACGGTAGAATCAAGAGGCATAGTCGTACCTGTGGAGGGAAACCTTACCGTCCTCAATCACGGCGTAGGTCGCCTCCGAATCATTCCAGCAACCCACATTGACGTAATTCTTCCCCAACTTGGCCTTGTGGGTGTGCCCTGCCACGATCATCTGAGTGCCGCGAGCGGCAAACCGTTCGACCCCGATACCCCGGCCCCACCGAGTTGCCCGATCCAGAAAACCTTCCAGCTTAGGAAATCTCGGTTCCAACTGGCCCACCAGGATCGCCATGATCTGTCCCATGTAAGAACGGACTGAATTGAACGGGTCGAATTGATGCCCGTGCAGAATTCTGACCCCCTCGACCGTCAATTCCGGGAAGATCGGAAACTGCTGCCAGAATCCCAGAAGGCCCGCGTCATGGTTGCCCACGACCAGACGGGCCTTCATCGCCAAGAGTCGAGTGATGATCGCCTCGTTCTGCTCCCAGCAATCCCCAACCTCGCATTGCCACATCTCCAGGAGATCGCCATCGATCACCAGGGCGTCATCTCGCACGACGGCATCCAGGAATTTCATCAAGCGAAAGCGATGGGCCTGGAATTGATCCCGCGGCCCGCCGTCGCCCATATGGAGATCACTAATTATGTAGGTCTTAGGCATCTTCGTCAGTGAACTCCTCGTCCTCTGGTTCATCGGCCGCGGCTTTCGCCATTGAATTTATCTTGGCCTTGCCCAAGTCGCTCACCTTGTCGGCCAGGCTGCGACCCTGATCCTCTACCACGGCCAGGGGAATCTTGCCTTCGATCCGGTTATAGAGGAGTTCAATGGCCCGCCAGTCCGGGGGGATGGTGATCTTCTTGTCGGGCTTGTCCGGGTCGGACTTCTCGAAGCCGAGGGCATACTGCCATACCAATTTAGCCAGGGCCGCGGCCTTGATTACCGGATCGCCGCTGTCGTCCACCGTCTCGACCTCGACCGCAAGTGCCCTCAAGAATTTGCTGAGGATCGCTCCTTTGGGGGCCTGGATATTTCGTTCCGGTGTTTTACTCATTGGGGTATCCTGACTTCGGCTGCGCCACGCAGCGCGTCGATGATCGCTCAGCCCGTGGGCAGAGGGCAATCGGAACGCACGGCGGTATCGTGTTTGAATGCCGGTTGCGCCGTCCTACCCGGCGGTATGGGTGCCTGAGGCGGGGTCGGAGGGGGCGGTCCAATCGGCGCTTGTGGTTCGCAGCCGATGAGGGCCAGGAGCAGGATCAATGACAGTAGCATCTTCATCAGTGTCTCTCCAACAGTCGCCGCAGCGACTAAGAGCGCAAGTGCCGCACGTCATATCATCCCCCATAAATGAATCCCTTGGGCAGACCCAGACTCGGACTCACACCCACCCCATAGGCGCTGGATGCGGCGGTATTGAGTATCACCCAAGTTCCACTAGGGATGAGGAGTGTGGTGTATCCGGTTAGCGCCATTGTCCCAGTAAGGGTAATGACCGGCATCGTGTGCAGGTCGATGGTCGCGGCCCTCAGATAGACATCGCCAAAGGCGGTCTGAGAAGGAGATACGAAGTATATCCCGGCAAAGGGAAACGAAGTTCCCACGTTTACCACGCCCAACCAGGTCGCGGAAGAAATGAAATTTCCCGGTGACGGACCGGCATTAAAAACCACACCCGCAGCTACCACACAATTTAGGTCTATCACGAAGTTTCCATTGGCAACGAACACGCTCCCCCCGGCGATTGTCACCCCCTGCCACATCGTTCCTGACCCTCCATTATTCACATCCGCGGTCCCCTCATCCCAGTATACCACGTCTCCCGTGGCGGGCAATCCCTGGGCCACGGTGATATGTGTAGTGTGCCACACATCCGTGAACCAGTAGGTATAGTTGCCCCCACTGTTGGCCCCGATTTCCTGGGTAATTCCAGAACTATTATACCAGCGTTTTATCATGGTAGTTTCAGTATATCGCCCGTGATCTTGGGTTTCGTAACAGGCGGGAGGAGGGGCCAGATTTTGACAAGCAGCGGTCGCACCGCGGCATATTCGGCATCAGTGAGTCGGGCCAGGGTATTATTGTCCTGGTTGTAGGCCAGGATATCCGCGGTTCTCTGAGCCGCCAATTTCATCGCCAAAAACGCCAATTTATCCGTGGTGGACAGACCGTCATACACCTTGGCGTCGCTATCACTGATCGAGATGTTCACGGTAACGATCAAATGCCGCCACTCCTGGACGTGTTACACCGCTCCCTGCTTGGTGATGTACCCGGTCATAACCAGATCGACCTGGCCAGCCGCGGCGATCAGAAGCGGCACCACTCCGGCGGGCCCCGTGATCGGCGTCTCGAAGTGATGCAGCACCCCGCTCTTGGCGTCAAGTAGACCCTTGACGATACGCTTGCCCGCGCCATCAGTCGTGCCGAAGATGAAACTGAACGCGCCTCCAGCCGTGCTGATGAACAGGACATCCGTAACGGTCACTCGCTCACTGGCCGCGAGGGTTCGGGCCGTGGCCGTCACCCCCTGGTCGTACAGAGTGCAGGCCACACCCGCGCCGCTTGCATCCGCAGAAACTACCTCGCCGTGGATCGGATCGCCGAAAGCACTTAGAGACATTTTGGAAACCTCGCAATGTAGGCCGCTGCCCGAAGAAGCAGAAGCTCATTATCCTCAAAACTGCCCAGGCCGGTATTGCATTTGTGGCATAGCAAAGCTCGGACTTTTCCCGTTGCGTGGTCGTGATCCACCGCCAGTATTCCAAGGCCGAAATTGGTCACTTTCTCGCAAATGGCACAAACTCCGTTCTGTTCTTCCAACATTCTCCGGTAGTCTTCCGGGGTCAGACCGTAGCGCTTTAACTTCGATTTTCGCTTCCAGATTCGTTCTTGTTCCTGGTTTTGATGGTAGTTCTTCTTTCGGCGCGCTGTATCGCAGACACGGCACTGGTACATGTGCCCGTCTGCTTCCCGCTTGCTGTGGCGAAACTCATGCAGTCCCTTCAACTCGCCGCACTGAACGCAATGTTTGGGCGGGCCGTGTTTAGCCATCACAGGTCTATTATCACCGATGAGGGTCGGGATGTCAAGGTTAAATTCCTCCGCACTTATTGGTAACTGTAGATGAATTGTAAATGTTCGCATTCAAACTTCCAGCCGCGTACGCCGTGGGCATGAGAAATTAAAGTTTGCAATCAAATTCCCAGTCGTGGGGGTCTTAATCCCAGAGTCACAACTCACACCCACTAACCCGGAGGCCATACCCGGTGGGTTCATGTATCTATCTACATACATTACGCCTACCTGACTAACTGCACGCACGCACATGAATCAACATTTTATTTGCTTTCGCTTTCATCATGGTGTATGGTTCAATCGCGGCGATTGAGAATTGAACCTCAGAGTAACGGAGAAAGACAATGAACATTCGATTGATCGTACCATTAGGACAAGACTTACCAAGAGACTGCTATCCCATAGATGCAGTCTCCCGATACGGCCCAGCAATCGCGGACATTGCAGGAGGATTTACCGTAACCCAAGCTACTGGGGGTTGGAAAGACAATCAGGGCAACTTGATTGTCGAACCCGTCACTGTGTTCGATTGCAACATACCAAATCGTAGTGTACTCGATTTGCTTGCGGGATCAGAAACTATTGCCTTCCGTCAACTTGCCCGACGTGTCGCACGCGAGTTGAATCAGGATTGTGTGTACCTGAGCATTGACAGCTGCGTAGAATACATAAAGCAATAGACATATCTAATCGGCCCGATTGTCTCTGGAAGATGATCGGGCCGATTCTCTATTCACTGTCTCGCGTGCGGGGCGACAGGGATATAGTACCATTCTCGTACCATATCGGCCTATTGTTTGCCCTGTGTTATCCGTTATCGTGGCTTACCGGACTAGCCCCTAGGCCCAGTAAGTGGCTTTCGACCTTATCCCACAATGGGTTACAGAATACCGTTATGCACTTACGTCCCCATGTACACCATTCTGTGTGTGTGTGTGTGTGTGTGTTACCGTTATGTCTCTTTTCTATAGTATCAAGATAGGCTAATACTGTCTAGAAGGTAATTGGATAACGGAGGACAGCATTCCCGCGAATCATAGCAGAAATAATTTTTACCCGGATTTTTTGTTATTCCCCCTTGACGCCTCGTAAGACATGTGTTATCCTACCAGCATGGGCACAAAGTATTGCAAAAAATGCAACCACGACGTTCCAATCGAGCGGTTCGGAAGTCAGCGGTATTGTAAATCATGCTGGCAAGAGTATCTAGAAACCCGCCGACAACTGCGACGAGAGGCGAAACGGCGAAAGTATTACGGCTTGCCTCCGGTTATTCCCAGCCCCAAAGCGATGCCCGACATTCGACTTTGCCCCCGATGCAATCGGCAGGCGGAATTTGGAAGTCAATATTACTGCCGGACGTGCTGGCAAGCCTACAAGCGAGAACGGAAAGAAGCAAAGCGACAGTCAGATGTACAGGCCTTAAAGGATATGTATGCCAAGCAAAACCTATTGTGAGCGATGTGGCAAACCCTTGCCCCCCGACAGAGTATATCAGGAACTGGGCCGTTGCCTATCCTGCTGGCAACATTACGCGATTGAAAATCCATCCGATGCACGGAGACAACTTAAATCGTATCGTGCCAAGTGGAGACTACAGTAATGAACCTGACTACCACAACATCACGTCTTGACGGCTGGGTGAAACTACTCACGGCCGACAACATTGCCACTGGTAAGACGTGGTACATTGACGCGAGAATCTTCGCAGAAACTGTTTCCAGTGAATACGGCGTGCCAGTTGACCGCGTGATCGGCGTGCTGGCGGTTTTG